CCGGCGCCAAACGGTCGCGAGAAACTTGATTGATTGGCATCAGGAAAAGAATGACCTGCATGCCGTCGAGAATCTCTTCGGTGTCGACGACACCGTTCAACGCTCACTTTTATGGTCCCAGTACCAAGACTTGAAATGTTGCAAAGACTGCGAACCTCATTTATCGATATTGAAGACCGAAGTATCTTCCTACGTTAAATCAATGTTAAACGCCCCGGTTTACACCGAGGATACTGCGAAAGCAAATTGTTATCTGATGTTACATTGGATTGACAGATTTAGATCCAACGATTCGGCATTCCGTCGCGCCGTCTTTGAAGAAGGCGACGTCGTCGATTATGACTTTGACATGGACAAAGAGCGCATGGCGCTCATACCAGAAACGGTCCGTACGCATTTGAATTTAATGCGCAACGCAATGCAATCGAAATACTTAGGCATCGTCGATGCTCTGTACGTCGCGGACTCGATTGGAGCCCCGTCGTGCGGTTGGCTCGTTGGTATACGAGCTTTAGTTCTCATGTTTCCAAAAGGACTACCGTTCAAAGATGGCCGCACCGGCGTCTATTGGCGTCGTGCTGCCGTACTCCCAGGTCTGGTTCCAGTCGTTTATGCGTTAATGGAACTGGCCTTGCAAGAATCAGTCGGTACCATGTCGCGTGATGCGGCAATGGCCAGACTTCAGTTCATCCTCATGTGTAAGGACAGTCTTGATAAAGACGCGCTCCGTTTCAAGGGGCCGTTTGGTGATCTAGGTCTCACGCCTTTTCCTAGGCCGTGTAAATTGCTGGTACGGGACGAAAACGTCGATCCCGTCGTGTTCAGAAACGTTGATTACGTTCCACTATCGAAATACCCAACTTTGCCGGACCTTTCATATGTCCGGAAATTGGAAACAGCATTACAATCTCAATCCACCTCGATTGAATGGTGGGATACTCTACGCCAGTTACAAGGCGTCGGAACTCTTGGTATATTTCACATCGCCGAGCCTTCGCTTGCCATGGACGGAAATCCTTCGGACGTCGTTTCAGCGATGTACGATTCTTCGTTCAATACCACGCAAGCGAAGACAAAACGTGTCAATGGTATCGACATATATACCGACACGCCTGATTTGCCCTCGAACAGTACTCGTTTAGGTTCGAATATCCAGCCCACACTGTCGCGCGGACTCACTCACGCGCGCGTGTTGTGGGAGGAAGTCGTGAATTACGCTATTGAGGAGATAATCTCTTCAGGCTCGAATAACGAGCGGTTCTTTAATGATGCCGCTGTCCATGCGCTGACATCAAACAGCGCTGGAATGGTGCACGCCCCTCCAAAAGTGGGTCTGATCAAAACGAACACGAAAGCTGTTTACTACTATGCTTTCGTTGAAGAATTCGAAGACCGCGCCATATTCGAGCAACGGTCGACCGAATCATCAATACTTTCGATCCGGTATCAGATTGGTCGCGGTATGCGCCACATCTATCCCGTACTATTGCACATGTTTCTGCTTACCACCTTGTTTTACACGGTTACCAGAATGGCTATAATACGTTCACAACGGCAAAAGTCAACCGAAGGCCCCTTGAGCTACGTTGCTCTAGGGAAAAGTTTTACGTCAGTGCCTGACACCGCGCATTACCGACGCCTGACAGGCAGAACTGATTACGTGAAATTCTCGGCCGACATCTCTCACATGGACCGGTCGATTGTTACCCCGATTTTGGATGTTTACCTCCAAGCTATAACTCATGGGCTGATGAAACTTAATGGTGTCGGCCGCTACATGTGTTTCGGCTCCGAGCACGGAGTACCTGGCGTCGCTCACGCGGCGCAGTACTACGTTGACAACCACAAAGGCATGCGTTTCATATATCGCAGCGAGAACGCTGCCAATGGACGCTCAGAAACCGAGACGGTGCTGCAAAGTTATCCGTCGGGAGCTCATTTCACATCCGTCCACCATACTGTTCTCGTTGGTGAGATGTTTCGTCGACTTTTCGAAGAGTTGCCGGATATACGGCGCATCGATCAAGCGAACATGGGCGACGACGTCGCCGTCACCGTTGAGTTCCCACAAGACACACAGCCCGGTGGGCCTCAATTTCAGCACTTCAGTGAACGTGTAATCACGTTATTCAAAGAGTTGAACATGGAAATCAAGCTTAACGCCTCGTTAATCGCGATCGAGTTTCTTAAGAAACTTTCCGTCGGCGGCCGTTACGTCGGGTTTCACGCTCGGATAGGCATTAACACCGCCGAGCGGCGCGATGAATTCACTCGCGACGTACGTGCCGGATATCAAGCCGTGTACGCCAACGTGCAGGAATTGTGTGTACGTGGTGGTGATCCAGCCAGAGTCAACGCTTTGTGTGCTCTGTTCTGGGCGTCGCGTGCCGCCACCGTCACGCGCGTCGTCAAAGGACGCATCCGTCATCTTTCCATTTTCGCCGTCTTCGCGCCTCATGGCAACTCATTGCCGTGGCGTCGGGTAGGCGAATTCGACATTACGCTCTCGCCCTTCGCCTACTCAGGGGACGGACAAGCTTTCGGTATCAGACTGGATGATTACGCTCTGTCATGCGCCAGCCTTGGTCTGGCATGTTGGGAGTACGCCAATCAGAAGTCTGTCGCTTTAGATGACGAGCTGGCCGATTTATCGAAATACGGTGGGCTCAAGGAGTCAATCTCACGCACGATGAATGCCGGCTTAGCTCACAAATCATTCATCGCTCAGCAGCGACTTAAAGAAAAGTCGGGGTGGAAAGAAGGATACTCGTCCTTCACATATTTCATGGCCGCGGATAACATGGTTCGCGAGACCGTCGAGAACGCCCTGAACAAGCATCGTACTATCGAGAAACGCTACGTCAGCCGTCCTCGAGACATAACATCTTATTA